CCACTACTCTCGCGCGCTGGACTCCGGCAGGGACGGACGTCACGAATGATGACGGGAATACTGTCAAAGACAATGGCGTCGGTTCTCTGTGGGACTATCTTGGTTTCCCCACTGGTGTTGTTCCTACCGGTGCGACCCCGCTCAATTTTCCCCGTGCTGCATATAACTGGATCTGGAACAACAACTACCGGGACCAGAACCTGCAGAGCGAGCTAGCTCTGACTTCAAGCATCGTGAAGAACAGTGCTTGGCAGAAAGACTATTTCACCTCATCTCTGCTGAATCAGCAGAAAGGCGTCGCTCCTGCGCTGCCGATTTCTGGTACTCTTCATGCTCTGTGGCCTACGTACGACAGTTCAAATCAGTTCAATCTTCTTGGTTCTTCGACGGCTGACAAGCCGGCGTCTCAGAATACGGAGGATGTGCTGGAGAACAACACGATCGACGTGTCTACGGCCACCACGTTCGACGTCGCGGATCTGCGCCTCGCGTTTGCAATTCAAAAGTGGATGGAACGTAACGCGCGCGGGGGAAGCCGTTACGTTGAGTTCCTGATGAATCACTTCGGAGTCGCGCCCAAAGATGAGCGTTTGCAGCGTCCTGAGTTCATAGGAGGCGCGCGGTTCCCTGTGATTGTGTCCGAGGTTCTCCAGACGTCTGGGGGTTCTGATGACACTGCTGCCACTCCACAGGGCACGATGGCCGGTCACGGTCTTGCCGCGAGTGCTGACAGGATCGGGAGCTACCATGCTACGGAGTTCGGCGTCATCATGGGGCTCATGAAGATCATGCCGGAGCCGGCGTACTTTCAGGGGATCAATCGTCAGTGGCTTCGTACTACCAAGTACGATTTCTACTCGCCTGAGTGGGCTCACCTGAGCGAGCAGGCTGTTGTCCGCGCGGAGCTGTACGCCAACGGGGTGTCGAACGACAACAACACTGTCTTCGGATACCAGGGGCGCTACAATGAAATGCGGTCAAAGCATAACATGGTGGCTTCTCTGATGCGCCCCGGGGTTTCTGGTTCTCTTGGTGATCTGTGGAATATGGTGCAGGAGTTCCCGTCTGCGCCTGAACTGAATGAAACCTTCATTCGGTGTGTGCCTCGAAAGGATTGGCTGGCGGTTCCTGCGGAGCCGGCGTGCATCGTTCACTATGCGAACAAGATCAAGGCTATTCGGCCTATGCCCATTGAGGCCCAGCCGGGCCTGATCGACCACTAGGAGGTGTCATGCTGTACGTAGATCGGTTTACTCGGGAGGTGGTGAAGGCTGCTTTTGGATCCCAGAGGCTGGTGCCTGTGACCTGCACGAAGTGCAAGGTGGATCCTGTGACGAAGGTCGAGCGGGGCTACATCCCGCTCGATGTGCGTGTCAACGACATGCTGGCCGCAGGCCGTAGACTTGTTGACGAGAAGCGGGCACGCTTCGATTCTCTGGAACAGAACGTGCCGGTGGAGGAGCTGAGGCTGGATCCACTGCGTGAGCCCGGTGTTGACATTCTAGACGTTGCTCGTATCGCCGAGCGGCAGGTGGTGAAGATCAAGGCAGAAGAGGCGGCAAGGATTGCCGCGGAAAAGGAGAAAGCAGATGCGTTACGGCAGGCGGAGATCAACGCGGCAGTGGAGAAGGCGCTCCAGGAGAAGGCGCTAAAAGCTGGGCTGTGAGCTGTCGTAGAGGCCCCCCAGTGTAGTTTGGGGGGCCCTGGCCATATTGAAACCCTTGGGGTTAATATGGCTAAATGACACCTTCTTCGAAAGGTGGCAAAACGTTCCCCTTGGGGGGACTTGACAGGGGGTGTATAATGTCTGATGTCGCTGTGACCGGTGAAGGCGGTGGCGCCGCGGTTGGTGCTGCGCTGATCGGCGCGGCTGGAGGAGTGTTGCAGAGCGGTGGTGGCATCATCAACGGGATCCTTCAACGTAAGTGGGCCGAGCGTATGACGAATGAGCAGTGGAAACGTGACGACACTGCTGTTCAGCGTCGTGCGGCTGACATGGCTGCGGCTGGCTTCAATCCTGTGTTGGCTACTGGTGCTGCTGCGCAGAGTTCTGCTCCTGTGCGGGCTGAGTTTCCGGATCCGAATCTCGGTGCTCCTCTGGAGGGTGCTTTGCAGGGCATGCAGATGGCAAAGGATTTTGCCGTGAAGGATCGGTCGCTACAGGTAATGCAAGCTCAGCAGAAAGAGATCGAAGCGCGTACGGCTGGCATTGATCTGGACAATCGGTTGAAAGAGGGCGTGCTGCAGCCGAACATTGACAAGGCTACTGCGACGGCTGCTTACGAAATGTCTACGTTGGACGCGCGGATTGCGCGGGAGATCTCCAACACGAATCAGCAGTTCGCGGATACGCTGACCTCCCAGTGGGAAGAGAAGATCAAGAAAAATGAGGCTGTCTACTCGAACTGGTTGCAGGTGAAAAAGACTCTGGAAGAGTCGGTGATGCGCAAGACCATCTCAAAGATCGAGGCGGATACTGCGCTGGCTGTTGCAGCCGGAAGGCTTTCAGGTCAGAAGGCTGAAGACTTTGCGAAGTTGGGACTTAGTCCCGAGGCGACGGACAAGATCATGAAAGTGGTCGAGTTCATCGTCAAATTGTTCGCCAGATAGGAGGTGCTTATGAGTCGTCGTACTAGGATCATGCGCGGCTACAAGCGGAAGAAGTTCCGCCGGTATTTCGCGTCTCGCGGCGGGATCAGGCTGTGATGTGCAGTGCGCGCATCCGGTATGGGTCCGTCAAGGGAATCGACGTCGGGAGGTCCCGTGTGGCTCCTGCGTTTCGTGTCGCATCGCGCGAGCCCGTGAGTGGGCGATTCGTTGCGTCCATGAAGCTACTCTTCATGAGGCTTCTGGGTTTGTCACTCTCACGTACAGTGACGATTTCCTACCAGCCGACCAGGCTGTGTCGCAAGATGAACTGCAACGCTTCTTCAAGAGGCTGCGCCGCGCACTTGGCAACAGACCAGTGCGCTATTTCGCGTGCGGTGAGTACGGCGAAAGGTTCGGAAGGCCTCACTATCATGCGGCTGTATTTGGCCTCCCCTCTTGTTCTTGCCCCGACTGGGGCCCCTACGAAGGGGGAGAGAAGCAGGTGATTCGATGTGGCTGCGAGGGACGCGAAGCGGTGATGAAAGCTTGGACTTTGGGTGGTGTCAGCAGAGTCTCCCTCGTGTGCTACGATTCGGCGAGGTATATCGCGGACTATGTCGGCAAAGCCGACATGGTAGAGCAGGGCTACGAAGGAAAGGCGCGCCCGTTTCAGATCATGTCTAAGGGCCTCGGGAGAGGGTACGTGGATCTGCACGGTGTGGATCTGAGGTTCAATCTTGGTGTGAACGTGCGCGGCAATGAAATGGGTCTTCCGAGGTACTATGCAGATCGTCTTGGTAGCTACTTCGGGCACACGAAGGAGGCAATGAAGGAGAAGGTAAATGCGTCTAAGGCACCGGCTTCTAAGGTGGCTACAGTATGGTCTGGTGAGGCTGATGAGCGGGTGTTCAATGTGGCCTTGCCCCGGCTGCAGCGCGAAGCGGATGCAATCGCGCGGCAAAAGCTCTTCAAGAAAGGGAAAGAGTAATGAATGCTAGGCAGCGTGCTGGTATTTCTCTTGGCATCACTGGTGTGGTGTCTCTTGGTCTTGGGATCCTGATCGGGTCCACCGTGGATACTCCCGCGTGGGTCGATCTGGTCCTCAAGGTTCTTGGGACTTTGTTCCCTCTGATTGGTCTGACGGTGAATCTTCCGTCAAACACCAATCCTAAATAAACACGGGCCCGTAGGGCCTGTGTCACGCACGGAGTGCGTATCAAAGATAAAGGAGCGAGCCATGAAGCAAGGGATTTACGCAATCTATGATCGTATCGCGGAGGAGAGCGGACCAGTATGGGCCGCGCGTAACGACGCGGTAGCGGTCAGAAATGCGCAATACCAGCTGCGAAATGCGCGAGCGGACGAGTATCGTCTCTACTGCTTAGGCAGTTATGACAGCGAAGCTGTCGCAATCAAAGCTCTCGATGTTACTCGGGAGGTCGTTCTTTCGCTTGTCGTGGATCTACCGGCGGGGACCGCCGTCCATGACTCGAAAGATAGCGGAGCCGGTGTCTCCGGCTCCAAGGAGAAGTAGGAATGCCGAACATCTATCAAGGCGTCTTGGCTCAGAGGCCAAAGCGCAGTGCATTCAATCTCTCGTATTCCAAGGCATTCACTTGTGACTTGGGTCAACTTATTCCCGTCATGTGTGATGAAGTCGTGCCGGGTGATATCTGGCAGATCGGCGCAGAGTGTGTTTGCCGCGTTCAGCCGATGATGACTCCTGTGCTGCACCCGGTGAATGTCATCGTTCACTATTGGTTCTGTCCCTACCGTATGCTTGACGAGGGTTGGGAAGACTTCATCACCGGCGGCGAGGATGGTGAGGATACCACTACTCTCGCGCGCTGGACTCCGGCAGGGACGGACGTCACGAATGATGACGGGAATACTGTCAAAGACAATGGCGTCGGTTCTCTGTGGGACTATCTTGGTTTCCCCACTGGTGTTGT